GTTGAGCGTATGAATGTCTGTGCCTTTTGAATTGTCTCCATTAACAATCGCATCAGCATACTCCTTGTCGTTCATGTAATTTGCGAGACAGCGTAACTCAAGACCACTAGCGTCACACCCGACTAACTTGTAACCACTGCGTACGGTAAACAAAGAACGACAACGGTCACCGTAAGGGCTATGAGCAGCAGGAACCTGAGCAACATTGGGACTACTATGGGTCATGCGGTTAGTCGCTGCACCCATTGAATTAACGTAACCATGGATCCTAAAGACACCTTGGTTTTCATGTAGTCTAGCCTTGGAAATCCAGTCGCGTACCATACCTTCACGCTTGGTAATCAAGAAGTATTCTGCCAAGAGTTTAGCTTCGGGGATGCCCGCGTCGGCCGCTTCGTTTAGCACTAGGTCGTCAATAATAGGACTACCTTTCTCAGTAAACTTAGTCAGCTTGTAACCAGCGCGCTTAAGTCGTTCGGCTATCTGTGCGCGGGAACCTAAGGAAAACTCAGGCCACTCAATAAGACTAAAGAGACCACTGTGGTACTCTACTGTTTTATCCGTCTTGGTAAACTCAGGTACAGGGATCACATTCTCCCAATCAGGAAGTTTCTTGAGACCTACCGAGGAAACAGTTTTGTCTGCTTTGACCTTGGGCTGTACTTCACGAATTAACTTAGGTAACGGATGAAACGTTTTGTGAACTTCGTCCTCAATATCGCCCTTACGTTGCAGTAGTTCTGCGTGTAGTATCTCGGCTGACCTGTAGTCAAACACGAAGCCATGAGACATCTGGCGTTGTATTAAGGCTGCTGTTTTCATTTCGCAGTCAATAGATTGCCATGAGAAATTACCGAGTAATGTTAGTAACTTCAAGTACAATTTACGGTTAACTTTGACGTCCTGCTCACAGTAGTCCTGCATCATCTGTGACCACACGGCTCCTACCCAACAAGGGTTTTTACTGGGGTTAGGTTCCTCAGGATTAAATAAGGGTTGCGCAGGGTCACTAACAGGATAGTACTCCATCTTGCTTTCGCCTAAGCGTTCACCCCAAGCTCCCAAGGAATGCCCTCCCTCGATATCACAGTAATACATACGAGACATCCATAAGGTGTCCAGTATTATGATGTTAGGTTTAGGACGCCAATCGTAGTGCTTGTCGGCCATTGGATAATCAAAGCCAATCAAGTTGTGTCCTACGTGAACGTCGTACGTATCTAGTACAGCGAAGGCTTCCTCGGGGTTTCGGTAACTAGTGGTTACCCCTGAGTCAACATCCGTAATACTGATAACTAGAGCTTCTGTCATGGTATCAATGAAACCATTGGTCTCAGCGTCCCACACGCAAGCTCGTTTACCTTTTATTTCATTCCACATTATTCGTTCTCCAGTAGCTTTAAGTAAGACTCCTCTGCTTTACGAAGGTCTTTCGCTATTGTAGAGGTACGTCTATTTCGAAAAAGGTAACGTAACGTTACGCACATCTCACCTAAGTTATATCCTTCGCCTTTTCTTTTCTTTTGTTGAGCTGAGCATTTACCCCATGCTTGTACTATATCATAATAGGTCATGTATACCCTCCAAGTATTCGTCTTCAGTTATAGGAACAAAAGTACCATGTCTTGGTCCTCCGTAATCCCAAGTATCTAACCCGTTCCACCATACTTTAGTAGAATAAGGACCGCGTACTTCCACCCAACACTCCACCTTTCGGTAGTTAACGTGAAGTCCAGAAAGCCCATAGTACTTAGGAGTTAGTACTCGGTGATAGGAAGTTCCTACTAACGTAAAACGAGACTCAGGAGTTACCTCGGGTTCAATCTCGGGTTCCGGTGGTTTTTCAAGTAACCCCTTCATCAAGAAACTCATCAGATATCTCCTAGGACTTCATCGTAATCTTCCTCGTTTACATCAATCACGTTCATACGCCCAGTGTCGTCATCAAAAAATGCATGATCACAGGGGCCAGTTCGACCGGAAAACCTGCACTTAAGTACATGGAAACTAGTCGTGTTACGTTCTCGTTCACATTCAGCATATTTATTCCTTGCGATAGCTATTGTTGTCATAGCGATTTGCTTAAGAGAACCTGATCCCTTGAGGTCATCCTCAGTAGGAATACGTCCTTCCTCAAAAGACTTACCACCGCCTCCTGTTTTACGTAAGTGAGATACTACGATAACACAGATGTTTAAGCGTTTTACCATCTTAAGTAAACGGTTCATGAACTTATCCATACTGAGGTTCTCACTACCAGCAGCACAATCACTAACGGCAATCGTGATGTGATCTAAGAATAAAATCTTGGCACCTAACACGGTAGCCGCGTATTCCATCTTGTCTAGTAAGTTATCGTCCTCAACAGAACCCTCGTGGTCTAGTGTGTAATAACGACCACTGTCAAACAGTTCACTGTGAATCTTACGTTCTTCTTCTTCGCTAATCTGTACGTCAGGCAGAGTGATGCGACGGTTAGCGTGTAGCGCCATGAGACCACCAACAGATGACCCTAGGTTTTCCTCAAGGGCTATGTCGAAAACAGTTTCCTTGGTATTCCTAAGTAAATGGTATTTCCACTCACGTAATACTTGGGTTTTACCTGAGCCAGTACCAGCGGTCACGAGGACAATCTCACCCATGCGAATACCATAGGTCTTGTGATTAAGCTCAGTATACTGCTTGTCGAAAGGAATACTCTCGATATTTTGCTCAGCTTTGTATTTGTCCCAAGTGTCCGCTCCGTTAATAACACCACCTAGAGTATAAAACTTGGCCCGAAAGTATTCATCTACGTACTTAGAAATTTTATTAGCCTTAAGGTAATCACAAGCATCTTTGCCTTCCGTAAGTTCAAGTACTTTTACTCGTCCCGGAAACATAGGACCGATGTTTTCCACACCGTCCTTACCGGGCTTATCATTATCAAAATTTAAAACTAGTTCGTCAAACTCCTTAAGTTCATCAAAGTTACGAGCGAACTCCTTCTTGGGTTTATCCCCACCGCCTACGCCATTCCAGATACTAAAGTTAGGGTACTTGCTGCCTGACATTTGATAAGCAGCCATCGCATCGTACTCTCCTTCGGTTACTGTAGCTGAACGTCCGGTCTTGGGAAACTCATTCATCCCAAAGAGTAAAGCATCGTTACCAATACTGCCTACGATCTTGAATAACTTAGGGTTGTCACCTTTCGCTGGTGTTACTATTTTTACAGCAGTAAGCTGGCCTTCTTTATTGTACGCAGGAAACAGGTGTCTCCCTTGGTCGTCCGTACGTACTCCGTACTTCTTACAGGTTTCCTCTTGAATCCGTCGTTCTTTAATCGCTGCGTAATGAGCATCGTAATAAAAACTAAAGTCAGTGGAACCTACGTTACTAAATTCACTCAATGTACTCTCCTGTGTAAAACCATTGCCTTTCTCTCGATTGTCGTGGCCCTCGCACTTGTGGCAGAACTTACCACCATCTTCGTACATGACCATGGCATCCGAGGAACCGCAAGAGCCTTCAGGCCCCTGCGCTGTACATGGTAATCGGTATTTAATAATCTTCCCGCTCATAGGGTCTCCTATTGTTGTGCGCGGTTACGAACAGTCTCCCATGTTGTATCAAGTTCTTTTCCTAGGATACCGTTGCGATAATAACAAGTGAACCCTTCCCACTCTATAGCTGAGTGAATCATAAGTTCCGCATCTTCGTAAGGAACAGTGTCGTAAGGCGTTACGATACCTTTCTTACTGGTTTTACCACCAGCCTTAGGATCCTTATACACATTACGCCACCCTCCGTTAACACGGACAGCGCTACACTTCATAGCCCAACCGTAAGTATCACGATCACACTTCTGGAGTAAACCACCGCCCATACCAAACGCAATATTATCAATTGACATCTTCTTGTCAACCATTAATTGCATGATACGAACCATTGTGTCCTCGGTAATACCGTCACCTTGGATTACTCGGTATTCCTTAGGTAACACGCGGAAACCTTTGTCATTCCATGTATAACCAACTAAGTCCATGAGTCTTGAGATAACGTGAACAGGTGTAGCCACTGGGTCTCCTGAGTCCGGACGTACAACGAAGGTTAATTCCTTTTTCTTAAGGATCTCGTGCTTAGTTGCAATGTATTCTACTGCTGCGTCAATGTCATACGAATCCATAACACAAGCGATGATACCTTTGTCAAAGGAATCAATGTAAGCATCGTACATAGCAAACTCGTTTTCACGACCCCAAGAGGTAACTGTTGAGTGTTCGGTTGCTGGGATAGAGAAACCCGGCATACTTGAGGTTTCGTATTCGTCTTGAATGTGGTGAATTGCTGCTAGAGTGTCAGTACCGAGGAATTGCGTAAGGTGGCCCATGCCGCCTAGGGCTGCGGTTTCACTGGATGAAGCACCACGAGAACCAAAGTCATGCAACTTGAACGGAAGACCCGCCCAATCAGCACCAGTACGGTTCATGAACTCAGTAATACGTAGACGACAATAGCGACTTCTCGCTGCTACTGTTGAAGGGTACCAGACGCAACGCAAGAACAGTGTTTCTAGGAATGATGTTAACCAAGGGTACTTAGGATCTGTGTTAACGATGGCAGCTACTGGAGTGCCTTGGTTAACTACTGTACCTTCGGGAACACCAAAGACAGCTACTGGTAAAGTATCAGGGTATTCTTTTTGTAAGTCATACCAACCTTCGTTGAAAGGCACACCGTGCTCTTGACAGAATTTCTTAAGGAGTTCAGGGTTACGTTCAGTATTCAGGTGCACTAACCACATTACAAACTCACGGATACCTAATACAGGAATACCAGAACCCTTGCGAGGCTCGATGTAGCTGTAAACGTACTCAGTTCCCGGTGGGTACTGTTGAAAGTGACTTAGTTTGTATGAGTCGGCTTGTGCGGTAAATAAGTCAATCATTTTGTTCTCCTAACATAATAACACGGGTTGCTACTTTGGTTTGTACTTTGTCTTCAGGGAACCCCTCGGGGTTCGTTTTGTACTCGTTGTAAGCCTCGGGGGAGGTTATTGACCAGCTATATCTTGCGATGTAACGTACTGTGGTGGTACCTTTGGTTCCAATTACGTAAACCTTTCTCGCGCTTATCGAGCCACGTTGTGGGTCTGCGATAGCTGCCCAACCTTCCTTAATTTCCTGTCCTATTGCGTCAATCATTTGTTATCCTCTTGGTTGTAAATTGAAATTAAACGTTGTACTACTCGGTTGTGATTATAGAATAGCAGGGTTTCCTCTTTAAGTATTTCTTCCAGACTTACCCACTCGATACTTTCCAAATCATCACCCGCGATACTCTGGACTTTCTCGTCAGGATGGACGATGTACAGGAAGTTATGCCCTATGGTTCGAGTACTTAAGTCATCCATGTTTTCCTCTACAGCAAACGCAAGTTCCCCTGCTTTGTACTGCATTAAGTCAACACCTGTTTCTTCGTGTAGTTCCCTTAAGGCCGCTGCTCGTGTTGTTTCAGTACTATCTACGTAACCTCCCGGCAATGCTAGCTGGCCACGCCCGCGGACACCATTACGGATTCCACACAGTACTTTATTATTTTGAATAACTACCGCGTGAGCCACAGGCTCGATTGGATTACTAAAGGCGTGTGAACTACGATCCTTCGCAACTTTCCCTGTGCAATAAAAGTACTCATCACGAAGACGGTGGTATTCATCGGTCATCATGACACTCGACAGGAAAGCGTGAGTTACTGGTGGGATATCACCTACTAGAGAACCGTGGTACCACTTGTCACGTACTTCGGTAGCAGAAATACCATCGGACGTTACTGCTACGACAGGACTCACGAAAGACTTACGATACCACTCGGCATCCTTAGCACCGCTGTATATAGTAATATCGTCAGGGTTTTCTTCCAGAGTAAGCATACGAGACACTACGTCACCTATCCACTCTTCATCATTGGGAAGATCAGGCAAGGGTTTTATAATGAGATCAGTATCAAGGGTCTCAATAAGCTGCTTACGTTGTTCGTAAGTAAAAGGATTGTTGTAGCAGGGTAACTTATTACTGCTTCCGATTAACACAAGAACTTTATCGTGTGTGTCTGTTGCTTTCTTTATTAACTTAACGTGACCGTCGTGTAAAGGCTGAAAACGGCCTATGATTACTGCTGATGACATGCGTTTCTCCTATGGGAATATTGAGTGACTTAACAAATTGGGTACATGAGAGTCTCTGTCGTTTTCCCCGAGTTTCTCAAGTTCTCTGATTCGTTCTTTGGTTAGGTAACCTTTCTTAATTACAATGATTTCTTCGGGATGTAAACGGCCGCCTCGACGTCCTCGGTCTCTTATCCTTTGTTCGCTCGACTCTAGTTTACGTGAGTCTCCTATTTGACAGACACGAAGCATAGCATCTGTTTCATCTATGACTACGGACTCGGTGAACTCGGTTATTCTATAACGCCCTCCGGGCTTAGCGCCTAACACAAGGTCGCCTATTTGTACTTGGTTTCCGTAAAAATCTTTTTTCATTTGTTATCCTTTTGAATAAAAAAAAGGACCCGAAGGTCCCTTAAATATCGCCGTCATCCGAATTGCCGAATTCCTCGACATCATCGAACTCACTAGCGGAAACATCATTGAGGCTCACGATTTGGATCGCTTGTAGATCCTGTGAAACTCCTGTTTTCTTTTGTGGGTTTGTCCACTCGCGCATCTTGTACTGCACGTTGATCGTTGAACCTCGCCCGATCTCCTTGCCCTCTAAGTCGTAGTCTTGAGCAGCAATGTTACCCACAATACGAGGGCGGAACTTCGACTTAAACTGAGCTTGGAATTGCGTCTTACCGTCATACTCACGATTCTTGACTTTTAGACCCGCTTCCTCAGCATCGGCTGCCTCGTCTTCCGTGAGTTGCACTACGACACTGTACTTCTGAGTAAAATCATCTACGTTTACTACGTTTGAGAATAAGACTTTCTTGTTTTTCAATAATGGCATTTGTTACTCCGTATGATTAAATAGTTTCTGCATATGTTATCCTTGCGTTGGTTAATATTGGTCTAGTGTATACTAGGGTTATCCTACTGTCAAGCAGGTATTTTAAACAAAGGTTCATTTCTGTATGCTGCTTGAATGAAACCTTTGACTTCCTTTGTTACCAAATGTTTTCTGTAAGGAGAATCAATAAAGTTCCAATCTCCGATAACTTGAAGTTGGACTTGTCTTAGTTCCCCTTTAGTTAACTTTAGTAACTCAGGTTGTTCTTCATTGATGTAAAGCAAATTGAATGCTTGGTTAGGGCTTAAGTGCATCTCGGGATACCTTGTGTTCGTTAGAATACAAATAGGGTATCACGTTTCCTCTTCTTCGTCAACAGGTTCTTCAAAAGGTTCTTCGTAGAAAGGTGACCGAGGGTCTAAGGTGTCACAGGGTTTATACCCCATGTCCATTGGATAGTTACTCATAACCAAACTCCTTGTGATACTTAATTAAACACTGGGCTGTCTCCTGTCTTACAAAAGAAAAGCAACCTTTGTTATACTGTGATAAATAACCGTAGTACTCACGTGTGCCGTAGATTCTCTTGGCTGTGTCTTCACACTGTTGCACAAGGTCTTCGCCTTCTTCGTCACTCATTGGGTTAGCCGCTTTAGAACACTTAACGATAAACGAAGCAGCGTCTTCATCTCCTCTGATGCTTTCTTGCGTGTACGTTTTGAAATTTTCCTCAGCGCAAGCTGTTAGTAAAACCAAGGTTATAGCTGTTAATACCTGCTTCATGTTAACTCCTTATAGTGTGTAACAATTTAACATCTTCGGAATCA